TGCCCGAAAAAACCCGCTTGATCTTCGTGCACTTGTGAGCAACAATCCCCGCTTCCCGCCATGAGCAACGTCTCGCGAGGCGCCTACTACAAAGCTCGCACGCGCAAGTGGCTGGCCGCCGGCGGCTGGCAGGTCGTCGACCTCGAGGTCGTGCGATGGGTCGGCGGCGAGAAACGCTTCCCCGTCAAGCGCGACCAGATGGGCAGCGACTTGCTCGCGGTCAGCGGCCGGCGGATCGTCTTCATCCAGGTCAAGAGCGGCGCGACCGTCGGCGGCACGTTCCCCGCCGCGCGCCGCGAGTTCGACAAGTTCACCTTCCCGCCGTTCGCCGGCCGGCTCGTGCTGGCCTGGGCGCATGGCGCCTCGAGCCCTCGCATCGTCAACATGGCAGTCACCCAGGAGCCGCCGCATGCCGAAGACCATCAAGGAACAGATCGACCAGATCTTCACGTATCACTCGCCGGTCGGCGATCAACCGCAACGCTACGAGACCATCCGAACGGCGGCGAGGGAGTTCGCGCACATCCTCGTCGACAACACGCCGCCGAGCGCCGACCAGACGGCCGCGATCCGGCTGCTGCGCGAGTGCGTGATGACCGCCAACGCCTCGATCGCGCTCGAGAACGAGCCCAAGTAAGCCCACGTCAGACACCGAAGGAGATCCCCGATGGCAAAGAGAAAGCGCGGCACACCGTCCAGGGCAGCCGCCAAGAGCACGCGCGAGAAGACCGGCACCCGAAAGAAGCGCGGCGAGTCGCCGGCACCCGTCGGGCCGCGACAGCGCACGCTGCCGACGATGCAGCAAGTGCGGCACGTCTACCTCGATCGGCGCACGGCGCGCGTCGCTGAGATCCGCACGAAGCAGGCCACGCTGAACGCCGAAGAGAAGGACGAGCTGCGCCTCACGCTCCGCTACATGCACGACAAGAACGTCAAGGCCTACCGGCAGAACGGCGTCGAGTTTGAGCGCGTCGAGGGCGAAGAGAAGCTGCGCACGCACATGACGAAAGAGACCGCGACCGAGATGCTGCCGACCGACGTCGCCGGCGAGGGCGAAGATGCGGGCGAGGATGTCATCGACGCCGGCGGCAGTCCCGAGCTCGAGGCATGAGCGTCAACGAGTCGGGTAACGGGCGAGTGTTACCCGTCCGTCGCAAGCTGCTGCTGCCGCTCTTCGACAACACGCCGATCAACCTGGACGGCTTCACGCTCACGGCGCGCGGCGTCCAGGTCGACGGCAAACCGAAGCCGGTGCAGTGGGTCGCGGCGATGAATTTCGCGATGGCAGCCGAAGAGTGCTCGCCCTTCTGGGTCGGCGAGCTCTGGAACTACGCGAACGGCCGGGCCGACTGGCGCGGGCAGCTCGAGCAGATCCTCGGCTCGATCGGCCGGCCGCTGCAGTTCAAGACGCTGCAGAACCACGGGGCGATCGCGAAGAGCGTGAGCCCGGAAGCGAAAGAGCTCGCGCCCTCGATCGCACACGCCGATGCTGTCGCGTCGCTCGAGCCCGACGAGCAGGTGCGCTGGCTCGACAAGGCGAAGACCGAAGAGATGGGCGTGCGCGAGCTGCGCGTCGAGATCCGGGCGTCGAAGCGCCGGCGCGTCATCGAAGGGCAGGCGACGCTGAAGGGGATGTATCGCGTCATCTACGCGGATCCGCCCTGGCTCTACGGCGACCGGCCGCCGAGCGGCAGCGGCGCCTCGGACAGCTTCCCGCCGATGACGATCGCCGACATCTGCAAGCTGCCCGTCGAGGCGCACGTGCTGCAAGATGCCGTGCTCTTCATGTGGGTCACGGCGCCGATGCTCTACGAAAACCCAGGGCCGCGCGAGGTCATCGAGGCCTGGGGCTTCAAACCAAAAACGGGCATGGTCTGGGATAAGGTCGTGACCGCCGGCGGGCATTACGTGCAGAGCTGTCACGAGCACCTGATCATCGCGACGCGCGGCTCGTGCCTGCCTGACCATCCGACGCCGCAGCCCGATAGCGTCGTCGTCGAGCGCCGCACGCACGCCTTCGAGCACTCCGAGAAGCCCGGCGTGTTTCGCAAGGTCATCGAGAAGCTCTACTCGACCGGGCCTTACCTCGAGCTCTTCGGCCGCGAGCCGGTCGAGAACTGGGATGTCTTCGGCAACGATGCCCGCCTCTGGGCCGAGCAAGTGAGCGCCTGATGTTTCGAGTGTGCCTACTCACCCGCGAGGGCGGCTTCGTCGCCGGCTTTCGTGTGCACGTGCCGTATCAGCCGGGCCTCGAGCCCGAGATCATGGCCTGGGGCGCCCGCTGGTTCTGGAAGGATGCCGGCGAGCCGATGGTCATACACCCAGACGGCACGAACGAAGTGCGCTACCGCGAGGGCCTCGCTTTCCAGCTCGTCGATCACAAAGAGAATTACCTCTCGGGCGTCGAAAGGATCGCATGAACACCGACTATCCGAAGAACGAGATCGAGAAGGCGAAGCGCGTGCCGCTCAACCCGCACGTCGAGCAGGCGCTCGAGGAGATCGGCCAGGAGGTCATGTGGGCCCTCGCCGCGCACGGCGTCATGGCGAGCGCCCACGAGGGCTATGCCGTCATCCTCGAAGAGCTCGACGAGCTCTGGGAGCAGGTGCGCCAGAAGCGCGCCGATCGCGATCGCGCCTGGATGATGCGCCACGAAGCGATGCAGATCGCCGCGATGGCGGTCAAGTTCATGCTCGGCATCGAGGCCGGCCGATGATCGTGCACCTGACCTGGCACGAGCTCACCCTCGCCGCGCACGTCGGCGTGCGACGCCACGCTGAGGCGCTGCGGCAGCAGCTACCGGACGCGCACGGCCGCGAGGGGCACGACGGCTGGTCGGATCACATCGAGGGCGCCTGCGGCGAGATGGCTGCTGCGAAGGCGCTCGGCGTGTATTGGACGCCGACGGTCAACACCTTCCAGATCGGCGGCGACGTCGGCGAGCTGCAGGTGCGCACCCGCAGCAAGAGCGACTACGAGCTGCTCGTGCGCGACGCCGACAAGACCGGCAGCATCTTCATTCTCGTGCGCGGGCTCGCGCCGGTCTTCGATGTCGTCGGCTGGCTGCGCGGCGGCGACGCGAAGCGGCCCGAGTGGCGCAAGGGGCACGGCGGCCGGCCGCCGGCTTACTTCGTGCCTGACGCCGCGCTGCAGCCGATCGACAGCCTCGCGCGCCTGGGCGGCTCGGCCTGCCTGACATGGAGTGAAGCGAAGGAGCACGACGATGGGCCGCCCACGCACTAACCCGAAGCCGATCCCCGATCACGCGGTCTGTCAGGTGTGCCGCACCCGATGGGCCCAGAACAAGCGCGGCGTGTGCCGCACGTGCGCGGCCGACGCCGGCCTGGCGCTGAAGGTCATCGAGATCGAGCGCGACCGCCTCGAGCGGCAGCAGGCCCGCATGCGGCCGGTCTACAAAGTCGGGCGCGTGAAGTGGCCCGGCTTCCGCTCGGTCATCGTGAACGGCGTCGAGTTCGACGTCGCCTGGGATGGCACCCTCGACGGCGCCGAGGCCTTCGGCATCCCGCGTGCGGAAGACCGGCCCGGCGGCTACGACCAGGGCCGGCTCACGATGGGCGACGCGAAGCGCAACTCGACGGTCCAGACGGTCAGCAGCAAATACGCGGATCGCCCGTGATGCGCGGCGACTTCGACGAAGACGAAGAGAGCGACGACGACTGGCTCGAAGACGACTACGAGCCCGAGGCCGTCTGCCCTGACTGCGGCTGCGACCTCTTCACCGAAGAGCACGAGCTCGACTGCAGCTACGACGACGAGGAAGACGATGATCACGAAGACGATTGAGATCTACCAGGCCAGTCGCGGGCGCACGACCTGCCGGGGCGCGAGCTGTGGCGCGCCGATCGAGTGGGCGGAAGTGGTCAACAGTGGTAAGCGGCTCTGCTTCGACGCGCCGATCACGCCGCTGCGGACGTTCCCCGACGAGCGCGGCCGGCTGGTTGACGTCGTGGATCTGAGTCGTTCACACTGGGCGACCTGCCCCGACACGAAATCGTTTCGACGGAAAGGCTGAAGCTATGGCGGTCGTCGACACCCTGCTGATCCTGCTGGCCGTGCTCGGCTCGTCGCTCTTCCACTTCCGGCGCCTCGACGACCTGGCGGGCGCGCTCCGGGTTATCAGCTTCCAGGTGAAAAAGGACAGTGACATGAATCAAGAGATCCTCGACCTGCTCAAGAAGATCGACGACGAGACCGATGCCGTCGCGAAGGAAGTCGCCGACCTGAAGGCCTCGATCGGCACCGGCATGTCGCCGGCCGACGTGCAGGTCGTGCACGACCGGCTCGCCGCGATCAGCGATCGCCTCGAGGGCATCGCGGCCGACCCGGCCAACCCGGTGCCGCCGGCGCCCGCGCCCGTCGTCTAGCAAGAAAGCGTGTCATCGTGTGCAGGTCGTTGTTGACAACAACGGCGGCCTGCGCAAGACTGTCCCTGTCGGGCACGTTTGGGTCGGCATACCGCCGGCCGACGCGCGCCGCCAAAGGACAGCCGCCATGAAAACCGGACGCACACTGCAGCAACTCGCCGCCGAGCTCGAACGTCAGACCGCTTCCCGCCGCGACTACATCGCACCCCAGGGCAAAGTCGAAGCCGTCGTCGTGACGGAGACGACCGAGAAAGTCGGCGAGGTCATCAACGGCCACGTCGAGACCGAGACCTCGAGCGAGATCAAGATCACCGGCTTCAACGGCGACGCGCTCGCGCTCACCAACTACGCGCACGGGCAGCTCGCCGACCATCTCGAGATTCCCCGCAAGTATTACGACCGCACGCGCTCGCTGCAGCCCGAGCTGCTCGCCGAGAACATCAACACCTGGCTGCGCGCCGACCCGGCCAACAAGCGCATGATCCGCACGCTCGACGGGCGCGTGCGCGGCATCCTGTCGCCGAAGTTCCGACCGCTCGACAACTTCGACCTCGCCGGCGCCGTGCTGCCGACCCTCATCGAGCACGAAGTCGAGATCACGAGCTGCGAGCTCACCGAGACCCGCATGTATATCAAGGGCATCCTGCCGGCGCTGAGCGACGTCATCCCGGCCGGCCTGGCGCTCGGCGAAGGGCACAACGCCCTCGACCGGGGCACGGTCGTCGCGGCCGTCGTCATCAGCAACAGCGACATCGGCAACGGCACGCTGCGCGTCGAGCCGAGCGTGTTCACGACGTTCTGCACGAACCTGGCGATCCTGAAGGATGCCGCGATGCGCAAGTATCACGCGGGCCGCGCGAACCAGACGACCGGCGAGACCTGGGAAGTGTTCGCCGACGACACGCGCAAGGCCGACGACGCCGCCTTCTGGCTCAAGGTGCGCGACGTCACGAAGGCGGCCTTCGACGCCGACCAGTTCCGGGCGGCCGTCGCGCGGATCCGCAAGGCGGCCAACACGATCATCCCGAGCGACGACATCGCGGCCGTCGTCGAGATGACCATCGAAGAGCTCAAGCTGCCGACGTCGACCAACGGCGGCATCCTGAAGGCGCTCGCGGCCGGCGGCGACATGACGCAGTGGGGGCTCTCGTCGGCGCTCACGCGCGTCGCGAACACCCAGGCCGACTACGAGACCGCGACGCTGCTCGAGCGCGCCGGCGGCGAAGTGCTGGCCCTGCAGGGCGGCGCCTGGAAGCGGATCGCCGAAGCGACCGCCGCGTAGACTCTCAACCGAGCCGGGCGTCGGCGAAGGGCGCCCGGCTCTTCTCTCAGGAGCGCACACATGGACGAGACCAAGATCCCGCGCGACGACTTCTCGACCCGCCGCCGGCAGCTCGAGATCAACCCGGCCGCGATCGTGGCGAGCTCGCGCGTCGACATCCTCGACTTCTACGGCAACCTCGAGACCTGGACGATCGACACGTTCCGGGCCGACGGCGACACGACCGCCTTCATCCAGCGCATGAGTGCCGACGGGGCGATCCGGCTCGTGCTGCCGCCGCAGATCATGCGGTCGCTCGCACGGCAGACGATGGCGGCCGTCGACAAGCTGCGATCGCGGGCGGCGCGCAAGGCCGTCGACACCCGCCGCTCGCGCGGCGACGTGCTCGGCAACAAGACCGCGCTCGAGAACGCGCGGAAGGCTCGGCGAAAGAAGTAGCATCACGGCGAAGAGGCCGGTCGGCGAGGCCGGCCTTCTCGTTTTCACTTCCACTTTTGACTTCCAGGGAGCGACGACAATGAAGGTTCTGGTCTGCATCGGCTGCGCGTATCGGCACTGTGTCGACGCGCTCGAGCGTGGCGAGGATCCGGGGAAGCCGCCGACGTTCGACCAGTCGCCGGCCGAGCACATGGCGACGCATCACCCCAACCCGCAGCGCGAGCAGGCCGAGCTGCACGCGCGGATCAACAAGCTGCCGGCGGAAGCGTTCCGGCTGCTGATGCACGACCTCGGCAACGCGACGCCCACGAAGGAGAGGCACTGACATGAAGGTCACACGCACGCGAACCACGAAGGGGATCACGCGCCGGATCGGCCGGCTCTGCTGGTTCCTCGACCCGCGCACCGGCGAGTGCGTCGAGGGCTTCTACCGGCACGGCCGGCGCGTCGAGCGCCACGTGAAGGGCACGACGACCCGCACCGAGCGCCGCGACCCGACGACCGGGCAGCTCGTCGGCGTCGACTACGACTGCGAGATGCAGATCTTCCGGCTGCCGGCTTCGGTGCCGATTCACTTCGGGATGGCGCCGACGAAGCTGCTGCAGGGGCAGACCTGCGGGCACTGCGGCGAGCCGTGGCCCTGCACGGTCATCACGGGCAAGAGCCGGCACAACGCCGAAGAGGTCGCGCGGCATCACGTCGCCCGGCCCGATCCCGGCATCACGCAGGCCGACGCCGCCTTCGCAGCGGCGCGCCAGGTGGAAGACTGATGACACCCCCAGGCCTGCAGGTCATCCTCGAGCAGCTCGTCGACGGGCACGGGCTCAAGGCCGTGCTCGAGGCCCTCGCCGAGACCTGTCAGCTCAAGGCCGCGCACGTGGCCGAGGCCTGGCAGGATCCGACACTCACGCGCCGATGGGAGCGCGCCGGCAAGGCCGTCGACACCTGCTCGGCGCGCACGCCGATCGTCGACCTGGCGCACCTGGAAGGGCGGCCCTGATGGATCCCAACACCAACCTCGAGCGGCAGCGCGAGCTCGTGAAGGCCATCAGGGATCTCTGCACGTCGCCGGCGTCGCTCGAAAACTTCGCTGAGCAGCTCGAGGCGCTCGCGAACGAGCTCGCCGATCTCGTCGAGGCCCTCGACCAGTGGCTCGTCGCCGGCGGCTTCCGCCCGCTGCCCTGGCTCACCCGCTACTAGCTTTCCCGACCGGCGGGAAGGGTCGCACCGGGGCGGCTCTTCCCTTCTACCGCGACCCCCCTGTAGACTCAACCGCACTTGTGAGTAAGAAGTCGGCGAAGGGGCTGCCCGCGCAGCTCGAAGCGTTCCTGCTGGTCTACGACGGCAACGGCGGCAACGGCACGAAGGCCTGGCGTGAGACACACCCGACCTGCACGAGCGACGTCGCCGCCGCGACCTCGAGCTACAAGGCCCTCAGAAAACCTCAGATCGCCCGCCGGCTCGGCGAGCTCCGCGAGGCCCGCTTCCGCCGGCTGCAGATGACCGGCGACGAGGCCCTCGGGCGCGTCGGCCTCGACGCCCGCGCCGACCTGCGCAAGCTCTACGACGAGCACGGCAAGCTGCTGCCGGTGCATCTCTGGCCCGATGACGTGGCGCTGTCGGTCAAGAGCATCAAACCAGGGCCCTTCGGCGACGCCGTGACGCTCAACGACAGCCTCGCCGCGCGCCGGCTGATCCTCGAGCAGAGCGGTAAGCTGAAGACGCCGGGCGCCTCGCTTCTCACGCTGGCGAAATTACTCGCCGGCGACTTCGACGACGACAAGGACGGTCAGCCATGAAGTTCCTCTCGATCCTGCAGTTCCTCACCCCGCTGCTCGGCGCGCTGCTCAGCCAGGCGATTCCCGGCCTGCACCCGGCCGCCGTGCCGCACATCATCGCGGGCATCACGGGCGCGGAGTCGCTCGCGGCCGGCAGTGGCATCGACAAGAAGCGCGTCGCCATCCAGATCGCGCAGGATGGCCTCGAGGCGGCTCAGGCGCAGGGCGTGCCCTTCGACGCCGGCACGATCGCGCAGGACGTGCCGGCCGCCGTGCAGCTCGGCGTCGACGTCATCAACGCGCTGCACAAACACACGGCGGTCAACCCGGCCGACACGACGATGACCGACTGATGGGGCTGCTCGAGCGGGCGCGCACGCGACTACTGCGATGGGCGGCGCGCCCGGTCGACTTTGTAACGGAGCTCTTCGGCCCGATCGAGATCGACGACTTCCAGCTCGAGGCGCTGCGGATCATCGCGCAGCCGGCGCACGATCTGCGGCTCGCGCTGAAGGCCTGCAAGGGCCCAGGGAAGACCGCGCTGCTCGCCTGGATCGGGCTCTGGTTCCTCGTCACGCGCCCGCACGCGCGCATCGGCGCGACGTCGATCACCGAGGGCAACCTCGACACGAACCTCTGGGCCGAGCTGCACAAGTGGGGCATGCGGTCAGAGTTTCTCAAGGCCGCGCTCACCTTCACGAAGACGCGCATCGCGCTCAGCGACGAGCCCGAGCTCGCCTTCATCGTCAAGCGCGCCTGGCCGAAGTCGGCCGACGCCGAGGCGCAGAGCAACGCGCTCGCCGGCCTGCACGGCGACTATGTGATGTGGCTCGCCGACGAGAGCGGCGGCTATCCGCAATCGCTCATGGTCACGCTCGAGGCGATCTTCTCGAGCTGCATCGAAGGCAAACTGATCCAGGCCGGCAACCCGACGCACACGGCGGGCCCGCTGCATCGCGCGGTCACGATCGACCGCCATCTCTGGCACGTCATCACGATCACCGGCGACCCGGACGACCCGAAGCGATCGAAGCGCATCTCGCTCACCTGGGCGAAACAGCAGATCGCGCAGTATGGCCGCGACAACCCCTGGGTCATGGTGAACGTGCTCGGGCAGTTCCCGCCCTCGAGCATCAACGCCCTGCTCGGCATCGAAGACGTCGAGCGCGCGATGAAGCGACACCTGCAGCCCGACGTCTACTCGTGGGCCCAGAAGCGCATCAGCGTCGACGTCGCCCGCTTCGGCGACGACCGCACCGTCATCTGGCCGCGCCAGGGCCTCGCGAGCTTCAAGCCGATCATCATGCGCGGCGCCCGCACGACCGACATCGCGGCGCGCGTCGCGATGGCTCACACCCGCTGGCACAACGAGCTCGTGCTCGTCGACGACACGGGGCACTGGGGGCACGGCGTCATCGACAACCTGACCGTCGCCGGCGTGCCGTGCCTGGGCATCAACTACGCGAGCAAGGCGCTCAGCCCGCGCTACCGCAACCGGCGCTGCGAGTTCTGGCTGAAGGGCGCCGAAGCGATCAAGGCCGGCGCCGCGCTGCCGTATCTGCCCGAGATGGTCGGCGAGCTCACCGAGCCGACCTACACCTTCCTCAACGGCGTCTTCGTGCTCGAGGACAAAGACCAGGTGAAGGAGCGGCTCGGCCGCTCGCCCGACCTGGCCGACGCTTACATGCAGAGCCACGCGATCGAAGACATGCCGTCGGACATGATGACGACCTTCGGGAAGCAGGCACACGCCACGACGATGGATGACCTCGCCGAGCGCCTCGAGCGCACCGTCGACGACCGCCCAGGCCACGCGCTGACCGAGTTCGATCCCTTCAAGTAGCACGTTCCACGTGGAACAAAGGCGCCGATCTGTCGGCCTTTGTCGTCGACGTGTGTCGTCACGACCACAGAGTCGTGTATCATCTCGACCACAAGTCACCCCAGGAGAGCCCAAATGGCCGACAAGCCGAAGCTGCCGATGTCGTCGCAGACCGACATGACCCTGCCGCTCGCCGCGCCCGCCGTGAAAGAAAAGAAAGTGCAACCCGCGAACAGCCTCGCCGGGCACAGCTCGCGTGTCGCGAGCGAGATCGGCCGGAAGGGCGGCCAAGCGGAGATGCACAAGTGAAGGCCAAGCTCGGGAGCGGCAAACGCTTCGCCGCCGTCGAGCGCAGCGCCGCCGCGAGTGGCGCGCGTGATCCCGGTGCCGTGGCCGCCGCCGCCGGCCGCGCGAAATACGGGCAGACGAAGATGACCGCGCTCGCCAACCACGGCAAGGCGGTCGCCGGCGAGATCAGCCGCAAAGACGGCAGCAACGAGCAGCAGCACAAATGATCGACGGCGCCGAAGTCGCACAGATCGCCTCACGGTTCATCGGCGTGCACGAGGCCGTCGGGCCGTCGGCCAACAACCCCTTCATCGTGTGGGCGCTGTCGCTCTGCGGCCTCGAGGGCGCGACTGACGAAGTGCCCTGGTGCTCGGCCTTCGTGAACGCGATCGCCTTCATGGGCGGCCTGCAGCGCACGCGCAGCGCGTCGGCCCGAAGCTGGCTCGCGGTCGGCGTGCCGGTGCCGGCGCCGCTCGCGATGCCCGGCGACATCGTGATCCTCAAGCGCGGCACGGGCCCGCAACCCGGCGCGGACGTGCTCAACGCGCCCGGCCACGTCGGCATCTGCATCGGCCCGCACAACGGCGACATCCAGATCGTCGGCGGCAACCAGCACGATGCCGTCTCGATCGCCAGCTTTCCAGCGGCCGACATCCTCGGCGTGCGCAGGTTGCGAAGTGTCTGAAGGAGTGAGCTATGCCTCTCGTGAAGGGCGGGAAGTCGAAAGCCTCGAAGCAGGCAGCGGTCTCGGCCGACATCAAGGAGCTGAGTCACTCCCAGACGAAGGCCGGCAAGGCGCGCAACAGCGGCGCGAACAGCCACGCGCGGAACGTGGCGATCGCGATGAAAACGGTCTACGACACGAAGTAACGATCCGGCCGATGCGCGAGGACGATCGCGGCGCCATCATGCTGATGGGCGCGCACTTTCTCGCCGGCACGCACTACGGCGAGGTCTTCGACGCGCTCGTGCCCGAGGCCGACCTGATGCGCGGCATCGACCGGCTGATCACCCTGGCGCAGGAGCTCGGCCCGAACGCCGCGACCTGCCTCGTCGCCGACAGCGACGGCGCGCTCGTCGGGATGCTCGCGATCGCGATCGGCCCGCACATCCTCACGGGCCAGCTCTTCGCGGAAGAAATCGCCTGGTGGGTCGAGCCCTCACGGCGCGGCAAGGTCGGCGTCGCGCTCGGCCTACTCGACGCTGCCGAGGCCTGGGCGCGCGGCAACGGCGTCGCGTTCCTCAAGATGATCGAGCCCGTCGGCACGCAGATCGGCAAGCTCTACGCGCGGCGCGGCTACCGCGCGATCGAGACCGGCTTCGCGAAGCGCCTGTAGGAGAGACATGGCTGCACTCACTGCCACGCTGATCGGGCTCGCGCTCGCCGGCGGCCTCACGGCCGGCAAGACGATCGCCGACAAACAGAACGCCGCGAGCAGCGGCCCAGGGCCCGGCGCCGAGACGAAGCCGACGACCGCGATCGTCGGGCCGCCGCAGACCAACGCGAGCGACCAGAACGCCCAGGCCGCCGGCGCCCAGGCGGCGACGCGCCAGAAGAAGCGCGCCGCAGCGGCCGACACGATCCTCACCGGCGGCACGAAGACCGGCACCGGCATCCCGCGCGACTTCCCGAGCGCCGGCACGGCCGCGCCCGCGAGCCTGATCGGATCCTGATGGCGCTTTACGGTTCGCTCGCGGAACGGCGGATCGCCTACGACCGGATCTACTCGAGCCTCTGGTCGGAGCGGCAGAGCGGCTTTGACGCGCACTGGCAGGATCTCAGCAACTTCATCATGCCGCGCCGCACGCGCTTCTGGACCGGCGACCGCAACCGAGGCGACAAGCGCAACCAGAACATCGTCGACAGCACGGCCCGCTTCTCGGCGCGCACGCTCGCGTCAGGCCTGCACGCCGGCCTCACGTCGCCGGCGCGGCCCTGGATGAAGCTGACGACGCCCGACCTCTCGCTCGCGCGGCAGCGCGACGTGAAGATCTGGCTCGACGAAGTGACGACCCGCATGTTGACGGTCTTCGCGACGAGCAACCTCTACAACGTGCTGCCGATCGTCTACGGCGACATGGGCATCTTCGGCACGGCCGCGATGGCGATCGTCGACGACAGCCGCGATCTCTTCCGCTGCTACGCTTACCCGCTCGGCAGCTACGCGCTCGGCATGGATGCGCGCGGGCTCGTGACGACCTTCGTGCGCGAATACGAGCTCACCGTGCGGCAGATCGTCCAGCAGTTTGGCCTGCAGCCCAACGGCGACATCGACTGGACGAACATCTCGAGCCACGTGAAGGCGCTCTGGGATCGCAGCAACTACGAGGTCGGCATCCGAGTCGTGTGGCTCGTGAAGCCGAACGACGACCCGCAGCGCGGGCGCCTCGAGGCGCGCTTCCTGCCCTGGACGAGCTGCCACTTCGAGGCCGGCGGGCTCGGCGGCAACCAAGCCAACGCGCCCGAGCAGTCGACGGCCGGCGCGGTCGAAAACAAGTTTCTGCGCGAGAGCGGCTTCCGCGAGTTCCCGATCATGGCGCCGCGATGGGACGTGACCGGCGAAGACAGCTACGGCACCGACTGCCCCGGCATGACCGCACTGCCCGACATCCGGCAACTGCAGACGATGCAGAAGAAGAAGGCCCAGGGCATCGCGAAGCAGGTCGACCCGCCGCTGCAGGGCCCGACGTCGCTGCGCACGCAGAAGACCTCGCTGCTGCCGGGC